TGTAATTTAAATTGAGCTCTATCTTCAATAATACGATTGTATTCTAAATCTGTGAACTCTCGTCTTTCATTATTAACAACTGCGTATAAAGGTTTTTCACTTTCTATTTCAGAAGTAGCTTCAGTTCGAAACTCTTCAATTGTTTTTATAGCCATATCTCTCCTATCTTACTATAATTTATTTTTTTAATCCATATAAAGCAAAATGGCCTGCAGTTAAATTATTGCCACCATTTGTTTTAAATGTAACACCGTCACTTGCGCTAGCTACAGTATGAATAAAACACCCGTAAAAACCTCTACCTGCATTGTCATTATATTGAAAATGTGAACTCTCTATAGTTACAAAACTATATTCATCTGCATTTGGAAAATTAAATAAATATCCAATACCATTACCAGCTGAAGCACTTACTCCACTATCTATTGTTGCAGTAAAATCAACTTGTGTTAAATCTTCATTTCCTATATTTGAATATGAAGTGTCTGATTTTAAATATTTTTTTGCATCATCGTAATTACTATCATCTTGCACAGATCCACCTTTTGTAATCCTCACCGCTAAAGCATCATCTGTATTTACTTTGACATTCATAGCTACAATTTTGTAAACATCATAAGTAGTATCAATAGAGACATTTGCACCACTACTACCATTACTACCTGCACCAAGAGTTACTGCAGCCGTTGCTGAACTTATTGTAAATTCATCTATTAAAACTAAAGAACTTGAAAATCTATCTTCTTGTGCCATTATTGAACTCCATATACTGTTAATTTTGCTTTTGTTATATTAGAACTTCCTGCATAGACTTGTATCCCTGTGTGTGCCTCTGCTACTTTCAATACTCCCATAGCTTTACGTGCTATATAAGTTTTTGTTGAACTAGCTAAATAAAGAGTTGAAGTTTGCCAATTAGAAAATGTATAACTTGAAGTGTCAGCAGGGTTATAAATATACATTACATAAAATCCACCATAAGTTGATTCGTTATACATTGTATATTGCCATTTATCTGCGTTCTCATCATTAAATTCTCCAGTACCATTTGTAGCCATACTCCACGTTGCGTGATCATAATTGCTTGAATCGACTACACCACTTGAATTTAATAATCTTGTTTCTGTTGCAAGTTCTGTTCCTACTTCATCAACTGTATAAATACATTTATATAATTTATATTGAGAAGAAAATACATCAGTAACTGATAATGAACTAGCATTTGTATCTGTACTTGTCTCTTTTAAAAATATTAAATTAGCCATATTTAACTCCATACATACTTGCATTCCCACTAAAACTACCTGTGTTAGGAAAAATAGCATAACTATTATGCATTTCTTGAACAGGGTAAACTCCACCACCAATATTAAATGCTGCAGTATTGTTTGTTCTTGAAGTAAAACAACTATGAAGACTTATATAACTATATGCTTCGCTATTCCCCATATTATATAAATATGCATAACCAGTAAAACCTAAGCCGTCTGGACTTGTAGCCATTGTCCCTAAATTTGCGTGTTGATGAGCCCACATTGAAGTAGAAGTGTAATTTCCAAATGTGTCATCTGCTTCTCCTCTTATGTTTGCATACATATTGCTGCTATCTTTGTAATTGATACCTTGTCCAAATCTACCAAATATTCCTACATCGTGGCTGCCACTATGAAAATTGTAAGTTAAAAAAAATACGTCATATTTGTCAATTGGTAAGTTACTAAAATTGAATGTGCTAACACTACTTTGTGCTAGTGTTTCTATTAAATCTAATTGACCAAAGTCTCTGTATTTATCTGCTCTTGTTAAATTATAAATATCTTTAGGTGTAAAAATACCTTTGTTGTTTCCAAAACTTTGTTCTGGACTATCTGGTATATATCCAAATTCACTACTCACACTGCCACCACCTTATACAACGAAAACACTCCAGTAATTGTATCACCACCACCTTCAAAAAATGAAACACCATTATTTGCTTGATTTACGGTATGAACACCACCTCCAAATTGAGCAAACAAAACACTGTTTGTACTATGTCTATAATTAGCTTCAATTCTTTGGTATGAATAATGACTTGCGTCAGCAAATTGATAAAGGTAAATAATTCCTTGTGCTACTTCTTCAGTACCAGTGCCAATATTACCAATAGACCAAGATGAACTATCCACACCAGTACCATTGTTAAAACCTGTATCAGTTCTAAAACTTCTTGTAGCTTGATCATAATTAGAAGTATCATCAGGAGAATCATCACTTGCTTTAGTCAATCTAAATCTTGGATTTTTTGTATTATTAGAAGTTTTTAAATTATTAAAAGTCACAATATGAGTTGAGTTATCATCAATACCTATAAGACTTACAGTAGAAGTTGCAGTTGTTATTTCTTTACTTTGTAATTGAATTATTTTTCCAGCCATTATTCGTGATCAGCTCTCATTCCAAAAGTTCTTATAGTTGCAGTTAAAATATTATTACTACCAGTTACAATTTGATAACCGCTGATAGCAGTGTATTCTTTTAAAACGGCAACACCTTTAAACGCTCTATCTTCAGAGCCACTAAAACCACTAGCTTGAAACTGTTGCCAAGTATAACAGTCACCTTTAAATGGGGTAAATATGTATCCTGTTATTCCAGCTCCAAGTGTGCCAGACAATTGACCAAAAAAAATATGGTTCTGGTCTACAATACGATTTTGATTAAAACCACTTTGCCTCATACGAAGCCAAGCTTGATCATAATTTGAATCGTCTATAACATTTCCACTTGTATCAATAAATCTAATTTGTAAATCAATAGAATTAACATCAGAAGTTGCATTGTCAATGATAATTTGGTAGTTGTCAAAATCAGAACTAAAAACATTTTCCATATTAACACTTGATGTTGAACCACTAACAGTTGTTTGATTAATTAATCTTAAATTACTACTCATAATTCTTTAATTCCAAAAAGACGAGCAGTACCACTTGTAAATGAATTTACTGAAGTTTCTTGTCCAATTCTTATTCCATTAATTTCTTCAGTTACACGGTAAGAACCGCCGCCAAATTCCTGTGCGTAAATAGTTCCTTGGTTAAAAGTACACTCAGTTGTGACGTGCGTGTACTGTGATGAAATATTAGCATTGTAAATGTAAAAATTACAATTAAATTCAGAGTTAGTTAAAACGTCTCCACCTAATCTAATTGAAGATTGTGAATTACTTTTTCTTTCTCCAGATGAATTGTTTGAATATACTCTATAATTTGTAAAAGCATAGTTAGAAGTTTCATAATCATTACCGCTATCATTGGAAAATTTAATTCCAAATTCAGTTTGTGTAGTAGGAACACAATTAATTAGTTGAATAAAATGTGTTTTATAATTACTAAATTTATCAACAAAATTTATTGTGCTAGAACTAGCAGAACTTTCAGCAATAAATTCTAGAGATCCGCTCCAACTGCCGTCTTTAACTAAGTTATGTATTTGTTTAGGTGTATATAAACCTATGTTGTTTCTTACATCTCGTGATTGAGTCCCAATGTATGACATAAGAACTCCTTAATCTTGACGTAAAAATGAAACGTTGTATTCAGCACTAGAAGCTGCTGAACACAAACCTTGTAGTTTGTCTCCTGTTTCTAATGTTACCTTTGTTGTTATTTCAATAGTTGTGCCGAATGGTAAAGATACATTGTTTAAAATGTGTCTTAATGTTCCACCAGATTTTGTAACACTTAAATCAATTGTTACATCAGCACTGCTTGAATTTACATTTGATACAAGAATACCTATTACTGTTTCAGTTGTAGATGAAGGAACTGCATCAACAATATCTCCTGCTGATGTTCCTAACACACCTTGAACTGAGTGTAATGTATCCGCCATAAATTATCCTTTCCTAGCTAAGAGCTAAAACTAATCCTAATGTTACACCAGCACTAACAGAAAATTGTCCATTAGAAGCAGTCACATTACTACCAGCCATAGCAGTTGCTAAATCTGCAATACTTTCTTTCTTGGAACCATTACTAGCATCTGCATCAATTATTGCAATACTATCGTTTGCAACATTAACTGAAGCCGCAGTTAATTCATTTAAATCTAAAGCAATACTTGGAGATCCACTTGTTCCACCACCGCTAAGACCGTCTCCTGCGGTTACTGCTTCAATGTCTCCAGCAACAGTTCCCCACTCCATAGCGTTAGCTGCAGCGTTAGTTCTTAAATATTGTAAAGCTGATCCCAATGCAGCAAGGCCTGTTCCTCCATGTGTATAAGGAACTGTATCACCTGACACAAATTCTGATAATCCGTCTGCATCACTATTTGCGTCAAACGTTGCTTTTATTGGTGTTTTATCTGCCATGTTTATCCTGCTCTCGTTTTAATATTACTTGTATCTCCATTAGTTTTTATAAATGGAAGTATAGTCTGATTATCTAAAGCTATCAAAGGTATAGGATTTGCTGCACCAGATGCTTTAAAAAAAGCTAAACTTCTTTGAACATCAAATGTTACGTCTTTAGCTGGTCTTAAATCAAAAAAGTCTGATATTACTTGATAACCCATATTACCATTTAGTCTTGTTAGCCCAGTAGGCTGCAGACATTTTACCTTTCTTAATATTACTAGCGTGTCTTGCTTTAAAACTTTTACGTCTAGCTTTAGATTTAGAGTCTGTTTTCTTACCAGCACCACTAACACCTTGTTGACCAAATCTAATTAACTTAAGTTGATGACCTTCTTGTGCTAAAACCATGTGCGATTTAGTTTTATGACTAGGAGTTCTTTTAACTTTATTGACACCTGTAAGATTATGCTTTTTTAATAAACTTTTTTTTCTTGCTTCGTGAGCCATACTTATTTCCTTTTAGGTAATCTTTTAATCTTACCATTTTCTGTTCTTGCAAACCTAGCAGTTTTAGTTTCTCTACTTGGAATAAGAGTGCCATAATAAGTTTTACCACCATATTGCCAAGATACTCGTCTACCAGCCATTTTATTTAAATCCTCCTCATCGTAATTAATGAACTTGCCTTAATCTTACCACAACAGTTCCTTCTCCTGGAGACGTTAACTGTATTCCATATTGCTTTATAATTGCTTGATAGGTGTCATAAGAACCAGAGCTACTACTTTCATATCCGTTTCTAAACTCTATAACATTTTCTGCATCAGCAGAACTCTGTATGTTATTAATTAATGTAGCTCCAGTATAAGCAGTGCCTTGCGCGTTAGCATCAGCATCAGTTACATCTAATACTAGATCCCACTCTTTAACTGTTTCACTAGGAGTAGCTCTAACTGAGACTGCTCTAACTATAGGTGTAGTACTAGTGTCACTTGTTGTAAGTTTTATTTTTAATTGTAAGTTGTTAAATTTAACAGATGCAGAATTAGTAGATATCTCATAGGTATTATTTGTTCCACCAGTAGTACTGTATGCAGTACCAGCAGAAGTCCAAGTTCCATTTTGATCCTTTTGATAATACAATTGAACTGAAGTGTTTGCTGGTAATGGTTCTGTAGATAATCTTATTGATAATAATGTTTTTTCGTCAGCTAATTGAAAATCATGCACAGAACTAAATAACTCCCCAGAAGTAGCATAAGTTCCAGCAGTTCTATATGAACCACTAGACGAAGCCGTTTTATCTTGTGTTAAAAATATTCTACCTAAAAAATCTACTAAACTGCTAGGTTCATCTACTGAAGTAAATTCAGGTCCACCAAATATTGCACCAGTTAATAAGTCAATAGTAAACAATGTCCAGGTGTCAGCAGCAGAACCAGTAGGAGCTAAAAAGAACGTTCTATCCATACGAGTAGCGTCTGTTGATAGAATCATTTTTCCGTCTGTAAATGATTCATCTTGTCTTAATAATCCAAAAGAACCTAACTCTGTTCCTTTTGCATAATAAATAACTCTTTCACCTACTCCAGTAGTAGTAGAAGTTCCACCCATAAATAAAACACCTGCAGCATACCAAATACAATCAACATTAAACCCTGCTAATCGTCCAACTTCAACACCATAACCAGTACCCAAAGCAGAAGTAGGCCTTATTCTAAATAAAACGCTTTCACCTTGTTTAGTTCTTACACATACAAATGCTTCATCATCACCTTTTGTTATAATTCCTTGATTACTAAAAGAATCTAATGTAGCAACATTAGTTTGAAATATTGTAGTTTTTCCTTGTAAAGCACCAGATGCAACATTGTATTCAAGAACTGTAATAGTATCAGATTCTAAATGAACAGTAATTAATTTGTTTCCTATTTTAACTAATGGTCTATCAAATACTGATGTTTGATCAGAGTTTTGCCATAATGTTTCAACAGCAGCAGCAGTTGCATCGCTACTAATAGTAAATCTATATATATCATCTGAATTGCCTTGAGGAATATAAGCGTATTTACCGTCTCCGTCTCCACGTGTAGCAAAAAAATCACTATCTCCTAGTGCAGAAGTATCATTTGAAGTCCATGTTGTATTAGCTAAGTTTCCTGAATATATAGAATAAGTATCATCTTGTTGTGAAAAGAAAACTAATTTATCGTTAGCTTTTACTAAACTACCTGTTTGGCTTATACCACTTGCTTCAACATCTTTAGCTAATCTAACACTTCCTGGAGTATGTAAAGCGTCTACTTTATAACTTATGTCGTACATATTTGATTTTTGTGGATTCCATTTTTTAGAACCTTCACCACCTGACCAATCAGTACTTTCCCAAACTAATGAATCAGGATTTAAATCTATCTGTTGTTCCGATGATTGTGTAACTTGTGCGTTACTTGCATTAAGAGCTATTAATTTAGCCGTATAATGAGCGTCAAGAGCGTTATTAGCTAGCCTGTATTTATAACTACCGAGTTGTACATGAAAATATCCATCAATCACGATACGTCCTCTGTCGTCTAGTTTGACGACTGGTTAGAACAAAACGTTCCTCTTCTTTAAGTCTCATGTTTTCCTCTTTACGAGAACGTTGGTATTCACTTAAAAACCACCTTGAATCAGAACTTTCTTGTCCTGGTTGAGTTACTTGTCTTCCGTCTTTTGAGTCAAATGTACTTGAAGGAACTGTAGATCCCATAAGTTTAAAGACTGCACCTAACACAACTAACTCAACTTGTCTGTCTAATAAATCTGTTGTTGCTGCTATTTTCTTTTTAAAGGTGTAATAAAATGTATCGCCGTGAGATAGCTCACCATAGTCCCACATTGTTATACCTATGCCATTGGCAAAGCCAGAGGTGTGCATGTGTTTTGTCATTTTCCAAGTGTTAATTACCCAAGGTTCATCACTACCTAAAGAGCCAGAACGAGGATAATACACAGAAAGAACTTCTTTTAGGCCTGTATCGTTTGTTGTATAGTAATAACTATCTTTATTTGCAGTAGCACTACCAGTATGAAAAACATAAACTTCAGGATATAACTCTTCAATTATTGCATCAATTGCAGTAGTTATTTTAGATATTGTAAATTTAGGATTTTTTTCTATTGCAGTTAAATCAGTTACGACTGCTGCGGTTGTTCCGTTCCAAGCTCTAGCTACAGTAAATCTACTGTTATCTACGTCAACACTTTTAATGTAAGCTTGTTCACCAGTAATAAATTCAACAATGTCTCCAACGGCCCAACTATTAATGTTAGTAACTGTTATTACTGTATCTGTTGCTGAAACATTGCCAGATTGATTTAAGAAATCGGTAAAAGGCCTTTTAACATAATCAGATCCATAAAGATAGTCTTTTACGCGTTGTTGAACTATAGCTGCACTAGCCATTTTTCTTACTACTATCTACTATGTTGGCTCTTCTTCTTACCACTTCTACTAACCAATCGTATACCTCTTGTGCTGATGCCGTCCATTTCCTAGGACCAAGCTTATCTTTACCACACCAATCCACACAACCTATCTTACTCTTCACAGGGCATGCACAACCAGGTATCCCGTCTCTCAGTGGATTCGGTCTAGTCATATTACTTGCATTCTTAACATAGTCTTCAAATAGACGAGTTGCAAGTATATGAATTACTTTTCCTTTATCAGTTCTAGGAGCTTTTTTTATAACAGGAGGTTGTTCAGCTACTTTAGAATAAACTTTTAATTGAGCTAACTCTTCCTCTTTAGTAAGTGGTGCTTCAGCATCTATAAGTTGTGATACTTCACCACTAGCATCTCTATGAACACGAACTTTTTTCTGGAAAACACCGTCACCTAATTCTTCATTACCTAAATCAGAAGCTTTAGGCTTCAGGTGTTTATCCAATTTAAAAGAGTCTTCCATTAATTTGGAAGCATCTTTTAATTCAAATTGTTTTGTTTTTTTATTTGCCTTACTAGACACCAGTCATTGTCCTACTTGTAGTTGCTCTTGTACCAAATTTACCAGCTTCACCTTGATAAGAACTTCTTACCTTAGCTTCATAAGCTGCGTCATATTCAGACCAATCGTCCCATAAAGTAGAAAAAATAGGTGTACCGTCCTCATTTACACAAAAGATAAAACCTTTTCTTTCATATTTTTTAAGACCTATTTGATCTTGAGGTTCACCAGCTACACCGTTGTTAACAGTTTGTTCCCAAGGTAATTGAACTACATTTCCAGTTATCATACCGTCAGGATCAACTTGTAGTGCTTTCATAGTTTTCATATTTTTAAAAGGCACTTTTCTTCCGTCAGGATATTTACCTTGTGCAGTAAATTTTAAAGTTTGTTTTTTAAACTTCTTAGTATTTACATACTGAGAGTCTTTATCTTCCTGTACGAAAGCTTCATTAACATCAGGTGTACTTGGATCATCAGCTACAAATTGACCTTTGTCATTTTTAGCTCTTGTTTTTTTCTTTTCAACCATATTTCTCCTTTGTCGTGTGTGTTGATAGGAACACACGACAATAAAATTTTCTGCCTATCCAGACTTAAACGCTTAAGCGTCTGTTGTGACTTCCACACCAGCACTGTCTACGATTTCTCCAACGCCATACATAGATGACACTACGACAACGAAACCACGAATTGGAGCCCAACGCATGATTTCTGTTTTTGCAGGCCATTTTTGTACCATACCGAGAGCATAATCTTTTGAGAATATACCTCCAGCACGGTCAGCAGCAGAGTTTGCAGTAGGAACGTTTGTTGATTGATATAAGTCAATCCCCATAAAGCTACCAAAAAATCCAGTATCTTCGTTTGTTCCAATTTCTCCTGCACCAGATCTAACACCGCCACCAGTAAAGATTCCTGAAGAGGAACCTTCAACGGCAGTTCTTAAGTCAGCAATTTGAACTGGGTGTAATACACCAACATAAGGCCCAGGAGCATTAGCTGCTTCTAGGGTATAAATTGCTGAGAATAAGTTAGCGAGTGATAGATTAGATCCAGAAGCACCGACTGCGGTTCCGAATCCAGCTAACAAAGCACAGATGTCGACGTCAATCTTTTGAGCTACTGCGTTACCCATTTGTCTCATTTGAGCACCACGGGTTGCGGCAATAGAAGATACGTCTAATACGTCTGTAATTGTAGCCATGATTCCGACCTCAGAAGCAGTAAGAGTAGCTTTAGATGATGAGAGCGCTGTGTTAGCAAGTTCTGCACCTTCTGAAACTCCAGCAGCTGATTCAGAATCAGCTATTGGGATATCTACTGCTTTAGACGGTTGTCCTGACAAATCGTACATTGCTAGAAGTGGAGGAGTTACAACGGCAGCTTGTAGTGCGTCTAAAATATCATCGTTAATGATTGCAGAATAAACTACATCATTATACGTAGTGGTATTTGTATCGTTACTTGTAAAGTCGACCATTTATAAACACCAGTCCTTTCTTCTAATAATTTACTATTACTTATTAATTGAGACTGTCGCCTAAAACGTTGTCTTCCCTTAAAGTAACACGTCCTTGTATGAGTGCTTCGTGTGCAGCCGTTGGATCACTAACTTGTAATTTCTTGTATTCTTGCTTTGTCAATTGTTGTGTTTCTGCAGTACCTATCTGATTTACGTTATCAGTTGGTTTCTGAGCAACACTAGACAAATTTTTCATACCTTCATTATTTACTTGCTCTTGAACTTGTGGCTTTAAATCATAAGCATTAACAAATTCTTGAATAGATTCAGGATTTATTTCTGCTTCTGGGTTAGCTTTCACATACAATTCAGCGTGTGCTTCGGAATAT